ATAGTGTTGCTCCCCAATCTATCTGGGTTGAAGATAGATTGGGGAGCAACACTATCGATACAGGAAAACGGAACAGCTTCAAGGCTAAAATATACGTTCGCTTTCAATTCAGTTGAGAATAAGTATTTAGCAGCTTTGCAAGGAACCTTTTTTTCATTACTTAATATTTCAAAAACAAATGGATGGGCATAATGGAAGCTATAGCTAAACCTAACAGCGGATGGAAAAGTTGGTTTGATGAAAAACTAGACAGAGCTGAAATAAAAAAATATATGCTTACAGAGCATGATGGAGCACAAGAAAAACTAGATAAATTTCTAAAAAAAATCACTAGCATTAAAATAAGACTGGATTACGCTACACAAGAAAAAAAAGAATATACTGCTAAAATAGCAGAGCTGCAGGACATACCAAAAGTAGGCGCTATAGAAGAAAAGCTTAATAACCTTAGAGAAGAAATTAAGAAATCTAAAAAACATTTAGAGGCTACTCTTGAGAGCATGTCGCAAGAAGTATCTGAATTATTCGAGCTGCCAGATTTTAGCAAGATTGAACTGTGCAGTAATAATGCTATATCTATAGGGGCTAAAAATGAAATAGATTGGGATTTTGATGGGACTCATAGGCTGTCTAAAGAATGCTTTATTAACAATGAGTTAGAACTTAAAAAAGCAATAAACCCGTGGGTTAGAAAACAATTAGATATGGGAATATTCGACTTCAAAGGAATACAGATAAAACAAAGGCTTAAGGTTAAAGCAACTCTTAAAAGAAACAGAAAGAGGTAAAGATGAAAGTATTTCAAAACCATGGATTAAGTATTTATACAATAAGCTCTGCATATTCAGCAATTTTTAACCCTCCAGAAGACGCAGAAAATTACAACTTTTACATAGGACTATTACGAAATGATGTTTCAATAATAACAACACAATCCGATGAGCCAACCGCTAAGAGTTATAAAAGAGCAAAAACTAATGGAGATGATTGGATAATAGAATTAAAACAAATAGATAAATGCCTTGTTATATCAGCTACAAATAAAAAGCAAATTACGTTCAATGAAGTATCAGATGACTGGGGAGAAGTTAAAGCAGTTTGTGTATTTAGAGATAATACTGCGCTACAGTTTTCAGCATATTCACAACTACCAAAGGGTATAGAGATAGCTATATCAAATCCTCCAAATACTCCAGTTTTTAAAAAAAATAAACTTGTTTTTGCTATGCCTTTGTTAGAAGAAGACAGTGATGATGAGAACGTTATTTCAACAATTTTAAATGGAGAAAAAAGCATTATGTTAGGTAAAAAAGACGAATACACTGGATGCCCACTAGACAACCCTAACGCATGTTCAGAGTATAAAAGCAAACTGAGATGCGCGCTAAAAAGAGAAGACAAAGTGTGTAAAAAAGTAGCTAAACTTAAAGGGACCGTTGTACCAGGTATGATGGCTAATGCTGGTCAAAGAAGAAGACAAATAAAGAAATAAATAACCTATAGGTTGCGGTAAACCAAATAGTTTATTTATCGCAACCTATTACAAAAAAGGAAACGCAATGAATGTTGATGGCAATAACAAAAGTAGCCAAGCTGTTAAATCTCAAGAGGTTGTCCCTGCACAAAGAGGTATTGTCCCGACCACATTCGACGAACTTATTCAAATAAGCAAGCTCATTAAGGCTGCACCAAAATTTCTTCCAAAAGGGAAAACGGCATACTCAATAGAAGAACTAGCAGTGAACATACAACAAGGACTAGAAATAGGACTTACTGTAATGCAAGCTATACAGGGGATTATGCTTGTAAATGGAGCTGCTTCCGTTTGGGGCGATTATATGGTTGGCCTTGTGTTGGCTTCTGGAAAATTAAAAACAATAAAAGAATGGACTGAAAATACATTCCCAGACAAAAACTATTCAGCACATTGCTTTGTAAAAAGACATGGGCTAACAGATGGTGCGGAGAGAGTATTTAGTATAGCTGATGCTGAAAAGGCAGGACTAATAAATAAAACTGATATATGGAAAAAGTATCCTAAAAGAATGCTGAGCATGAGAGCTAGGTCTTGGGCATTACGGGATATGTTTGGAGATGTCTTAAAAGGCCTGGTAGCTGTAGAAGAGTCCGTTAATTACGACAAAAAAGACGAGCACTCAATAATGAGCGAAATTGAATCATCTGGATATGTTGAAAGCTGTTTGCCCAACGAAAGTAGCCAGCCTTTGCAGAAACAAGATGATACTCAAGAGAAAGAATGTGGCGGACAATGTGCTTGTAGCAATGCTGTTCAAACAGACGAACAAGTAGAAAGAAAAGGAGTTGTCGGTCTAATTAGAGGGAAACTAGTTGATTCGTACCCAGATGAAAACTTTATGTCAACTATTGCTAAACTGTTAAATCTTGAAGAAGGCAGAGGAAGCTTTGAACAGATAATTAGTACGTTGGCCAATAAGTATGATGATTATGTTGAATATTTTTGCAAAAGAGCTGGTGGAATGGACAAAAGGACTATCCACGTACGAGCTGGCGCAAATTTTTCAGTATTTTGGAAAACTTTCTATGGATGGCTATCAGAGCAAAATACGGTGACAACTGATGGATAAGATAACAGATATGGATAAGATAACAGATGGGGAATTATTCAATCCAGCAAAGATATTTGGTAATAGCTTTGAAAAAGTTCTGCTTAATATACAGGATAAAACAATTTCAAGAGCAGAAAAGAAAACGCTAATTGCGCTCTTGGCTCTAACTACAGATAAAGGATTATGTTGTGCAACAGCAATCGAAATAGCTAAACAAGCATCTATAAACCATAAAACAGCCAATTTTGCGACTACATCTTTAACAACAAAAGGATTTTTATTAAGAAAAACAGGTAGAGGAATCCCTAATATCTATTTTTTTTTATGGAAAGAGATCTACTCAATAGCGAAAGAAAGACCAATTTATAATTTCGATATAGCAGACATTGTTAACAAACCTTCTATCATTAAAAATAAACCTAAGCCAACTAAAAAAATAAGCGACAAGGCTAGAGCAAAGCTTCTGGCAGAGATAAAAGAACATTACCCTCAAGACCGTGCAGATTTACAACCAGTAAGAGCAAAACAAGAATTATTATATATATTATCGGAAGTTGTAAAAGGACTAAAAGATACAAAAGACATAAAAGCTGCTATGGAAACAAAACATATACAAATTATTGATTTTATAGAACAAACAAAAAAAACTTCATCTTGGAATCGAAACGGAGGGAAGTTTGTTCAAGGGTTAGGCAACTTCCTAGCTGCTAGAGGCTGGGAGTCTAATCAAATTGGTGAAACTAATACTATAAAAGATAATATAACAACAATGATTGAAGATGAATTATGACAACATTTAAATGCATAAAATGCAATAGCGACTTTAAACTTCGCACAAACAAATACTTAATGGCGCTAGTTACTCCTAGGTATTGTTTCAGTTGTGTTGAAATTGAACAGAAACTTGAAAAAAAAACAAAAAAGCTAGAAGAGCTAAATAATAGGATAGCAATTTCTAGCATTGGGAACTACAGCATTGAACGTGCTAAGCAAACAATAAATACTTTCTCATGGCAAAACAAAGCATTAAAATTCATAAAAGAATTCAAATCAATTAAAAAACAAAAGTTACCATACCTCTGGGGAGGTGTAGGTACTGGCAAAACACACTTAGCTATTATTCTTGCGTATAGAATCATGAAGAATCTTGAAACACAAGTATTATTCTCTACTGCATCTGAATTGATTAAAATGGCTATTGAAGATAAAACTTTATTTAATAAATTTAAACTAGCGTATCATCCGATAATAATAGACGATTTAGGAAATCATACTATTAATCAATGGTCGATAGAAAAGATTTATGAAATTATAAATCACAGATTGCAAAATAATTTACCCACATCATTTACAAGTAATTTTAATCCTATAAAACTAGAAGGAAGACTGCTTGAATTTTCAAAGGGGACAATAGATAATGTTCTATCACAAGCCATAACTGACAGACTGCTAGAACTATGTACACCGTTAAAGGTTGACGGTGATAGTGTGAGGAAAATAATGTTTAAAGATACTAACAAAAAGAATTGAAAAGGAATTAAAATGAAGTTGGTTTGGAAGAAGATTGTTTGGAGCAAAAAACTTGTAGCGTTAATTGTAGCACTGGTAGGAATATTAGCGTCTCTATTTATTACTGACGGAGAAGGCTCAAGGATAATAATAAAACTTGTTGTGCAAATGTTACAATCTGTTCAAGGTCAACCTACTGGCGTTCCGGCTGATATATAAATTTAACTTTTTAATAAGGGGTTTGTCATAACGATAAGCCCCTTGATTGTTTCAGTTTAAATTTACAACTGTTTAATAGACATATAGCTTGAGGTCCCAACATACAACGGAAATGAATTATCGTGTCTAACATATGCTTCTATATAATCACCTACGGACATATTCACAAGAGTAACTACTTGTGTGGTGGTAGCTGAAAACATTGTTGTATGCCAAGTTAATGCGAAAGCAAGAGCATTACCATTAAGATTTATTATAACTTTATCATATTGATTCTCACTCCAATACTTTCCTGATTCTACAAGCCAATTAACACTACAAACAATTAAATAATCTCCTGCTGTTACTGTAGTAAATTTATTAGTGATGGTATCAAATTCAGAAAATGGATCGCTTATTTTATTATCAAAAGCTATTTTAGTCTCTGAATCAATTTGTATTGACTTATCTGTAGAAACGCTAACTTTACAAAAACTCATTTGTTTTACCTATTGGTTATTGTTACGGTAGAATACTCATTGTCATGTAAGAAGACATAAGGGTAAAATTTACTGTTGCCAATATTTGGAAATACATATCCGGAGTAAGTGTAGATACAAATACTCCAGTAAACTGAAAAGTTGGACTGTATGTAGCTGTTTGCATATACATCTGAGTCCTGGCTGGGCCATATATCCCTGTGGTCTCTCTATAGCTAATCCTTACATAATCGGCTGATGTAAATGACTGTCCAAGAAAGTTGACCTGTAGTGAAAACAAAACGTTCATTCCTGCACGTGGCATTGTAAACTCGCTAGTTGCAGGATTGTATATGTTTTGGGTATCTAGATCTTCTGTATCAAAAAGTAGTGGCTGCCAAGTGTCAATGTAACCGATATTTGTACTAGTATGTGCCCTAACAACAAGCCTCAAAGGGAAAAAAACCTCTCCAGTTGGCTTACAATATATACTCACAAGGTTGTTGCAAATAATTTCAAGATTAGAGTCTGTCCCGTTGAAATCAATTTTATTTGTATCGACTGTTGTGCCTTCAATTACGTCAGCCTTAATACCAGAAGAAGTAACCGAAAAAACAGGAACCCCACCTACATTAAAAACAATATCAGTTCCCAGTTCTATGTACGACGATGATGATGTGTACCCACTAATCGTATCACATAAAAAACTACCGCTATCAATACGGGCAACAAGTGTATCCGATATGCTAAAATCTATTGTGCTTCCAAGATCTATTGATGTAGAGTCTGTTGTTCTACCTTGAAATCTATCAATAGAAAGACCCCCACCAATAAAATGTAGTGAAATAACGCTTGCATTTACATAAACTGGCAAAGTAGAATTTGAAGTCCTAATCGCGGGAGTGTTAAGTTCCGAGAACACTGCTATAGTGCCACCACTGGTCAAGATGTAATCTTTAATACTGTTTATATTAGTTTTGAATGCGAAAGCAGTGTTTTCACTACTAACTACAAACAGATGTTGAGGTACAACTGAAGGTACAGATGCTAACTCTCTTATTGTTTGTGACATATTATTGCCCCACTATCTATATATTTAATAAACTGTTACTACGTTCTTTGATTAACGATTGTCTTGTCATGATACAGCTCTTATCATAAGAAAAATGTATTCTGCAGTGATCTCTAGGAATGGCCGAAACTGTACAGAAGCTCCTACGTCATCTGTCGATGTGAAGCCAACCCACGTATAATCTGTCCGGCGATATGTACCAGCCGATCCATTGTGACGGCGAGTTTCTGATTCCCCTTCCCCTTGAAAAGATAGCTTAAAAATCCAGGAAGTGCTATTTATAAAAGATGATAAGGCTGCAGTCACTTGAACATAATATTCTAATTCTACACCAGCGACAGGCCATGTAAATGTTCCATCTGCTGGGTTATACGTGTTAGTTGTATCAATTATTACTACATCTGGCTTAAGAGGAGTGTATACAGTAGGATATGTTTGTGGAACACTTACATCGTTAGTGCAAGCAACAATAACATGCCTGCCTGGAAGCTCAACGTGGCCGTCGTCTTTTATTATAATAGCTTCATTAGTATCTGCGTAAACTGTAATATCTGTATTTAGAAGATCAATTTTATATGGCTCTGAAATTCCTCCTACGCTATCTATGTCCAAAGTGCTATTGTCTGCAGATATTCCAATAATTGGATCCGGATATGTTGATGGATACAGAAAAATAAAAGAACTAGCAAAATCAATACGGGTTACACTTGTAGTTAAACTTTTAAGAGAATCAGTCAGTAGCTGGGTACCAGAAAAAGAAGCTACAACAAACTCTCCTACTACTAAATCCAATGAACTTCCTAGTGCAATATAAGTTGTAATAACGTCGCTGCTAGTAAAACGATTTGCTCCTATCCTATTCTCATCTATAAGTGCAGATAAAATAGTATTATTTACGTATATCTCAATAGGAGAACCTTCAGAATTTAATGTATCAACAGTCAAATCTGTAAATGCTGGGGAGTATCCATCAGCATCTAATATATATGCTTTCAAAGCGTCGATAGTAACCTTGAATGCTTTGTCAGTATCTTCCCGACTAACGGCAAGTATATGTACAGCTGTAACTTCTAGCACACGCTCTAATTGTCTAATTGTCTTGCCCATAATCTATCCTATTTATTGACCGACAGGAACTGTGTTCTCAATAGCTCTTATCCTTAAGTATCCCCAAAAAATACCTTCATAATTTAGATCATCATATACTATTACTTTTGCATAATATATCTTGGTACTCCAAAATTTCCTACCTAAAAAAAACCAAACTACTCCTAATGTCCCAGGGTTTATCCAATCGAACAGACTAGGAGAAATGTCAGAGTCAACCTCTGTTCGGTCGTCAAGCTCTAGAAGAACCCTTGTAACACTAGACAAGTTTACTGGTTCGCCTTTGTCTAGGAGCCTCAAGCTTTGAACATTCTCAGAATTACCATATACAGTAATAGTTGGAAAACTCATAATTGTTCACTTTATAGTGTTAATACAAGTGGGGGCAATGCTAGAAAACCCCCACTCGTCGCAATGCTTCTTACTAAGGAGTATTTTTTGTAGACAATTTTAGATCGCCAGTAGAAAATACTGCGATAGTAGCAGTTTCTATAGTTTTAAAAGTGTCTAACCCTCCGCCAAAAATTAAATCACCACCAGTAACAGCGCTATAAGCACCAAATGCTTGTATCTCACCCCAAAGAGCTGTTGATTCAGCAAAAGTTATATCTGATGTATTCTGCGTAGTTGTTATATATCCAGAAGTTCCAGGAGCTGCAAAAATAGCTTTTGGAGCATCTTTTCTTGCATAATCTCCACCAGAAGGCTCAGCAATACCAGTGTCATCTGGGTTAAAAGGTGAAGTAGACAACGCTATATAAAAAGTTGCTGGCATCGTCGCTTGTGACTGGCCAAAAATATACTTATGTACTTCTTCTTGAAGATATACACTATATCCATCCATAATAAATCCTTTCTCTAAATAATGTTAACTTATACTTATCCAGTATACAATTCCAAAGTAGGTCTATAAACCCTTCCAAAAGTAGAACCCCTTATCCTACCCTGAGTTACAGACAGTTGCGTCGCACTCGCTTTCATCTGGCTTTGTAGCTTTGCTGAAACAAAAGCGAGCTGAGTCACATCTGCCACAAGTATTACGTCGTGGTATAAGTGACCAAAAACAGCGCCTAGAGAAGTAGCTTCTGATGACAATTTCTTTATACACGTAGCTCCTGCGGTTGAGTCAGCTAATTGTACAATTTCTGAAACCATTCTCTTACTTGAAATTGATAACGCTGACTGAGCATCGCTCAATGCAGTCAAGTCAGACGATAAAGTTTTAAATAAGTCAACTAGGCTTGACACATAAGAGAGTTGTACAATCTCTGTAGTGAAGTCCCTATGAGCACCCATATCTCCAGCTAATGATGCCAACTGAGATAGAGTAGTATCTAACGTAACATTAGGAATAAGTCTTGTGCCAAAAACAGTAGCAAGGGCAGTGCCAGTAGATCTAAGAATCCCTCGAGTAGCTATTTTAACAACAGACGATTCAGAAAGCTGAGTTGTTGTCCTAGCTACAAGTCCTGTCCAATTATTTTGGATATCCGCAAAAGCATAGGCCAACTGAGTAACCTCAGCAGCAGGAAGTCTTTTTGTTGGCTTAATAGAAGTGCCAGCAACTGTAGCAATCTCAACTATATCTGCACTGAATCTTATTCTTTCTGTCAACACTGGAGCAGAAGTAGCCAGTTGGGCAGCATCTGATATAAGTTTACTGCTTACAGTTATATCGCTTACAGCATCTGCTATCGCTATACCCTCAGATCCAAGATTTACAAAGCTAGTTATCTTAGAGATTGCATCCGATAACTGCGCTGCTTGAGAATCGTGCATAAAATCAATCTCAGTAGCGAAGCTATATGTATTAGGTTCAGAAGTAGGGTTAGACGTCAGAGGACGATAAAGAAGAAGGCTAGCTGTTTCGATAAAAGTCAGAGATATGGCTTCAGATAATAATTTAGATTGAAAAGCTATCTGTGTAACAACTGCTTTTGCTAACTGTGCTGCCTCAGATTTTAATGGATGCCTAGGCTTTATCCTTGCAAAAACATATGTTAACTCATTTAAATAACCGTCAATTGTAAGCTGTATAGTAGCCTTTGAAAAAGTATAAGCTAACTGAGTAGATTGAGTGCTTCTCATAGCTGCAGAGCTAGCTAAAAGACCTTCTGTATATTGCAATCCCTCTGCGTTAGCTGAAAGTCTAGTTATAGCTGTAATTCCAGATGCAGAACTGCTCGGCAAGCACTTAGCAGTAGCGTGCATAAACGGCTCAATGTCTAGGAAAACAGAAACTGACGACAACTGTGATGCTAAAACCGGAAGCGGAATGAATACTGTTAGCTTTAAAGAACTGGATTCCGATAAAGCGTTAGCTGAACATTTTAGTGCGAATGCTTCCGTTATATTCCCAAATAATGAAGACAGTTGAGTTGCAGTAGTAGCAGATATAAACTCTCCATACCCAAAATGCCCAAAAGCGACACCTAAACATTTTGCTTCAGAATCTAGTGAGACTTGTTTCCCAAGATAAGACCCAGCAGTGCTAGCCAACTCATTAGCAGTCGATGTTAATCTTCCTTCGACTGAAATAATCGCTCTTGTAAAAAAGCTTAATGCTGAAGCTGTACTTGTAACATATTTATATGTATCAAGCGCTGTATCATCGACACTTGATAGAGCCTTAGCATTACTTGTTAGAGGAAACCCGTGTGTAACATTAGCTTCGGCATAAGGAAGCGATATAGCTTCATATTTTAAAGACATTGTAGCGTCAAGATCAACACTAGAAGCAGAAAGAGCATCGGCTGTTGCGTGGAATTCTCTTCTTGCGTCAAGTACAGAATCCGTCATTTCTGCTAGCTGAGCTGCATCTGCTCTCAACATATGCTCAGGAGAAAGATCAGAGCCTAAAACATTACCAAGAGCATTGGCAGAAGAAGACCCAAACTTACTAAGCATCTTATATGCACTAAATGTATAAGCAAGAGAAGTGCAATGAGCCAGCGGGAGATCGTAACTAGTGTGTAGAGTAACTGCACGGCAGCAGATAATGCCGTAGCTGTTCCGCTTAATCTTATTTCATTATCTTCTAACGATGTAATAAATACTACACCAGAAAGTATACCCTCAATATCAGTAAATATAGTTGACATACTAAGCCCTTATTTAGCAGTATAATATCGCAAGTATTATAACAATATTATATCAAAACAGTGTCTTGTATTATATAAATTAAAACATCAAATATGTCAATGTCACAAAACATAAAAAATACTAAGCCGTTACGCTATTAACTATTCTAAAATTAAATCCTTGCATACCTGCCTGGGCATTTGTTCCACCGACTCTATTAAGTTGAATTTCGAGATCGTACCAATTCCCACTAACAAGGGAAGAGAGATTAGCTCCCGATTCAACAGATGTCCATGTATATGAAGTTGTTCCTGTAACCTCTTCACTCGCTGTAGAAACAACACCTCCTACTATAAACCTACAGCTTACTGTGTGTATGCTGTTAAAAACCTTAATTCTTCCTAACATGTATAGTTCAATAACAGGGTCTGATATATAGATTTTAGTTTGGTCAAAAGTAGTCCAAGAGCTTGTTAACGTTGACTTTACTATCTCGTTACTTGTTACTGTAGAAGATGGCAAAATAGAAATTACAGGGATCTGTGTCGCTCTAATAGAACATGAAGTCGGCGATATAGCTTGGTCTTGTACTATAGATCCTTTTCTTGCAGAATCGTTTATATTAGAACTTTGTATTTGGCCATTAGCTATAGGCACTTGGCTAGTAACAAAATCAAATAACTCAAGCCAACTAGTGTTTTGGTCATGACGTAGAAATAACTTTCTATTAACAGTGTCTAACCACCAACATCCTCCAATAGGAAACCCTGAGCCTGATGGAGCAGATGGGCCAGAAAACTTTGATAATAATGCTGCAAAATTGTTTTCTATCCTAGATTGAAGAGTTTGAACATTTGTGGTACTAGCGTCATAAGTATTTTCGTTATAATTTTGCGCCATTCCTAATATCCTAACATTCGCATAAAAGTTTCAGTATTACCAGTTATTCCACAACTATTGCACGCAAATAACTGTTTTTCTACACACACTTTAAAAGTCTTAACAAAAAAAGGAGATCCTTCAAATGCTGTACAGAAAGGGCACACCCCCTCATACAAATAATCGTCATAAGGTAAAGTATAATTAGCTACATACAACGCAGTTACTCTAGAAATTAGATTTTTAATATCGAAAAAATTCCAAATAAGCGACCGATTTAATTTTATACCCTTTACGGATATCTCAGGAAAATATTCCATACATTCCTCTTCTGTTATTGCTGATCTCCCTGTGTGCCTCCAATGCTATCTAAAAAAGCGTATACATTAGCAAGTTGACATACGGCAGACTCAATATAAATATACTTATCGTAACGGATATACGTTTTTAAGGTAGAAGGAGCAACAACAAGTCTACTAGTGCTAGTAGAGTCTTCTAAAGAATAAATTACTTTAATATACCTTTGTGGTATAAGCGCCGTCAAAAGCTCTAGCTTAGTTGCCTTTGTACTACCCCACGGGCCAGCTGGGCTATCGCTATATTCAGCAGAAATTGATAACTTTGGAGAGCTAAAACTATCACCAACTATATCTACCCAAGTCTCCCCACTTGGAGCGATATCATTCCAAACAGTTGGAGTAGGAGCAAAATCTTCCCATGTAGATCCAGCCACATTAACACCAAAACCAACTGGCAAGATAGCAATAAGCAACGGGACAATACTGCCTACATCGAATAGGTAATGTTTAGTATCCATAACTGGAGAAGTATACGTACCAGATAGAATTCCGCCAGTATGTGCACATCTTAATGACAAAAGACTTTGTTCTACAACTGTTTCTGTATTGTCGTGAGTTCCGGTCGAATAGTCAACAGATTCAACTGTTTCCACATAATGGAATGGCGGTGGATCTTCCATAGTCACATCAACCTGTAGAGGAGAACCACTATAAAGATCGTTCTTGCCCTTAGAATCAAACCAGAAAGAAAATGATCCAGGCTTTACTCCAGAAAAAGAAACAGTAGGTTTTGATTTTGCAGTTAGAAAAACTGCATCACGCCATAGATTACTTAACCAAGCATTTCCTATTCTAAATTCGTAACTGTCTATATCAGGTGACTGTGAAACTGTCCCATAAATCTCAACAGATCCTGGATTTACAACAACATTAAACCCGAGAGGAGCAGGAGGAGCAATAGCTTCTACGCCCTTAATCGTATAGTTGTATGTAAAAGCTTTTAGTGGATCTTTTTGTACAAGCCCAAAAATAGTTACTGTAAAAATACGTAAATAATAAGTAGTCCCTTCTTCAACAGGGTCAATCTGAAAACCATTTGTAGCGGTAAACAACAACTTCCAAGTTATTTCATCGTAGCTAACATAAACTTCAACATGAGAGTACCACGGATATGTTTTCCCAGAAGCCGTGACACTCGGAGGGACAAAACTAGTCACAAGGCGCACAAATGAACGCCCTCTGTTTACATAAATTTGTTCTTCAACACTAAAATCTTGGATCGGAGGTGGTGACACTGCCGGATCAGCTATATCAACAGAATAGACTAAGTCTGGATCAAGATTGTAATCACCATCGTAAAGCTTTTCATCTTCCAAAACAATATTAATAAGAACCAGTCCGTCACCTAGAATATCGCTCTGGATTACCCTAGCGAGTTTACTCGTCAGGCCAATTTCGCTCGATGTAATTTCTATTAGATCGTTTACTTCAAGAGCTATATTGTTAGCTCTCATTTTAAAACTAAAAGACCTGTTTAATCGCTCACGTTCAAGCATGTAATTGCCCATGTCAAGGGCAAGTTTCCTATCTGTAAATCCGGGGAACTCTATCTGTTTTATCTGCCCTGTAGTATCGCCTATATAAACATCATCTAAAGTCCAGCTTGCTTTGTTAATATATTTAACCAAAACTCCATCTGGAGTTGAGTGTGTACCAGGCTGGCTAACATATAGGCTCGCACTTCCATTCTCTTCTCTCGCGATATCAGAATCGCCTAACTGAGCTACAATAGATTCAGCATTTAGGTCAGAATATTGTAATCCAATCTTACCGTCGAACCAAGTAATAGATCCTCTAAAATGTGCTAAAAGCGTGTCGATTACAGACTGGCTTTTTATTTGGCTAGATATTGCATAATCAACAAGCCATGCAGACTTATAAGTTGTGACTTCACAATAGTTAGCTGTTTGTTGCCATGCAGGAATATCAAATGAAGAAGAAGCCATTGCCATTCCATACCTATCATTTACCATAAAGTCATATAACAAAAGAGCTGGGTTTTCTGACCAGTAAGTAGTGCTATTTCTGTAATCAAAAACCTTACGTCCTTTAATAGTAACCTTACGTCTAGGAATTCCAGAAAAAATTCCTCCTACCAGATTAATCTTATATACCATATAAGCAATGTCGTGGAGATTGTCATTATAGGTAGGGATTGCAGCAGAAATATTAGGATCAACGCTTTGAGTTGGAGTCCCACTATGAAACCAGTATTCAACTAATGTTCCTTCACTTTCATAATGGTCTTCATTAAAATCCGACACTAATTGCCCATCTATAAACACTTGATCTTTTCCAGATTCCTGAGCAATCCCCTCTATCTCCCCTTCACATAATGCGCTAACAATCCAAAGTCTTCTATCCGCACCAGTTCCAGCCATTTGCATAAAAACATCATTAGAGCCAACACGCATTTGACCATAAACAACTGGGATAGTTCTTTGTGTAGTTTTAGTATTAGCCTGCATTCTATCAGGGCCAGTAGCCTGGCTATCCCAATCAGAAACAGACAAATCCTGCTTAGCTAAAAAGCCACCTATTATACCCGCTCCACCAATAATAAGCGGGGCAAAAGCTGCAACAGCAATTGGTAAAAATGGAATTAATAAAGCAGCAGCAACTGGTAGCAATGCTCCTAAAAAACTTTTTACAGATCCGCCCATGTAAAAGCCTTATCGAAAGAATAGTTTTTAACTGGCAAAATTCTAACTTTATCATTTGTTACTGCACATATAAAATTTCCATTGCCAGTATATACACCAACAGTTTCTTCTTTTCCTATAACGTCTCCAGCTACAATATTAGAAAAAAGCGTTTGCCTCATGTGATCCTGAACAAACAACGATATAATACTCATCGCCAATAAAGGAGCATCCATATACAAATCGTACTGTTTTTGAGAAGCTTCTTCAATCATAACTCCATGAAGCCTAAACATAATGATACGGATTATCCCTAGGCAATCTAGCCCCTTTTTAGGCTTATCTATATCTCCATTCAATCTGTAAGGTAACCCTAAAATAGAAGAAACAACATCATTCAGCTTTTCTTTCTTCACCTTTTAAATCTAACCTCTTGTTTAACAAATCGGGTAGCCACCTAAACCCTTGAAAATTAGCAATATTGCCAAACGCATCACACTGGCTGTAGGTTCTATCACATATAGTTTCAGCCCCACCATAATTGCACTGAGATCCCTTAAAGACTTTAATAGTACAGCTAGAAGAAAAAACTCTAGTTGTAGTTCTGTTAAACTTAGAAAAAATAGATACAGCCTTGATAGAAAGACTTTTTGGACGATAAGTCCATTGGCTAAAAGTGCCCGAGAATATAACCGAGCTACCGTTAGTAATTATATTCCCATATTCATCAAGCGCTGCCATAGTTATAGTTATAGGGTAATCGCCTACGCCTACTTCTCCTAATAACACAAGCAACTCCCTGTTGACATCATCGAACTCTAAAGAAACGCTACTAACTATATTTGCGCTCCCATAGCTAATAGCCCCTACTCTCATTCCTCTAGGGTAGTATTGTTCATTATTAAGCCAAAGGTCATCTGACCATGTTGTAAATCTTTTTACAGTTCCGACTACTTCCAGAGAAACTAAAATAGCAAGTCTATACTCGCTACTTTTAAGCTTATCCAAAAGCTCTATGCTTATTGTTCTCATGTAAGTTTTGCCTGTAATCCTATAAGGTTAACCTTTATAGCTACAGCAATATTTTTAATTTCAGAATAATTTACGGCAGTTTCAGAAAACCGCATAATTGTTTTCAGCCTCCCTGTAAATGACCAATAAAATCTTGCCCCAACAGTTGGAGTGTAGCCAGAAAACACAAGCCTATCTTCTCCATCAGGCCCACCACTTACAAAATAAGTATATAATCCAGAGCTAACCTCTGAAGCACCAGCGTATAAAGTATACGACTGAGCGCCTTTGGACGGAAGATTGATTCCTGCTTCTTCACCATCAGATACACCGCAAAACTCTTTAGCATAAGTAACTGTCTGAGGAAAAAAGAAAACAAAACTTGAAAATGGACCATTCATATCTTTGTAAAAATTATATAACCGCCTAGATCCATCAAAAGACAAAGCTGCATACTGCACAGAAAGATTACGTCTAGGATCTTGCCATACTAAGCGTCTACTTTCTTGACCATTTTCAAACTCAGTCTTAAGTATTCTCTGATTAGATTCCCAATTAAAAGGTATAGTACCTTTAATATCTGTTAGTACATCAGGATAAGCAGCCATATTAAAAGGCTCCTCTCAAAGCTGCTGTTAATCCTCTATCGCCAAGCTGTAATGATTCAATTATAGGAGTTACTACAGCCTGTGGATTTTGAGTCATAAGTTCAAGAACGCTCTTACTATCAACAGCATTTATAGTAATATTAACGTTTTGTGGTTGAGCACTAGCACTAACCCCAGTGTCTCTACGGAAAGATTCTTGTTTGTTCTCTACGTTAACAGTAACTGGCTTTATATTTTTAATAAATTTATCAAGAGGGGTAATAACTTCTGGTCCTTTCTCTCCGAAAGAATATCCTTGCCCTGAGCCTACGCCAACACCAGCTATTGGCTCATTGATAATTCCTCCTTTAGCAAACCCCATAATACTTTTAACGCCTGAGAATATTGGACCTAAAATGCCTGTTAACCCAGCTGCACCAGAAGAAGGTGACGTAGCAAAGCTTTTTCTTAAAAAATCTCCAAATTTTGCAAGAATAGGCTCTATAACAGCTATTTCAAAGACTAATCGTTGTAAATCTGCAATCAATGACATAAAAAGATCAGAGAAGCTAACCTTAGCTCCTTGAGAAAAGTCCATTATTGCTTGTGAAACCTTTCTAGTAGCCCCAGCAACAGTGTCTATAACCATTCCATATCTATCTTGGAAGTTCTCTTCAAATTGCGCCCTAGTAGCTTCAAGTATACTAGCTCGTTCTTGTTCAAGCTTATTATCTCCAGCCAATACTATCTTTTCTTTTAAAGCTAAATACTTTTCAGTTAGAGCTATCTCTTCTTCACTTGCCTCAATAAGCAATCTTTTGTTAGATTGATAATATTCCTCTAACCTCAACAACCTCTTTTGAGTCATATTATCTACAAGTTCATTAACAGAGATAAGTCCTGCTTCAATCTCGGCTCGGTTAATCTCAGTCTTAAGCTCGATGTCAAGAGTTTTAAACTTAACGTCAAAAGCGTTCAACAGATCTTCCATTTCTTTCTGAGCAGCATCTGTATTTATAGTAAAATCAATAGGTTCTGCAGCTAATATCTTGGGGGCTTGTGTTAATGCAATCTCGTCAAGTTTGGTTTTCAGAGTGTTAACTTCTATTGTCGCATCTTTAGCTGCGTTACTGATAACCTCTGGTATAGTTTTTTGACGTGTTATTGTTCCTGTCATCCCGCCTAACAGCCCAACATATCTACGTGATGAGTTAGTAGCTTCATTAGTAGCTGCGCTCATCTTTTTGAGCATATCAAAGACTTTTGACACCTGCTTGCCTACCAAAACAAACGAATTAGCTATTGCCTTGCCTGACACTTCAAGCCCTTGCATTGTCTCCTTAAATGGCAGGAAAAGCGCTATCGTATCGGTGAGCACTTTCTTAACGACAAACAAGCTTCTAACAAAAAGCATAACAATCTTAGGCAAAGCCATTATCATAGAACTTAGCCACTTAATGCCTGCTTTTAATTCATCGCTAATCTTAGCTTCTTGAAACTCTACCTTCATTAAGAACCAAGCATTGCTAAGTCGTTCTATTTCAGCTCGCATTGATGTAGTTGCACCTATTACGCTAGGAGCTAAATCTGACCGTATTTGAGCAGCGAATTTAGGCAGAACTTTAGTGCTAAGAAGACCGCCAGCCTCCATCATCTTGTTTAGCTCGCCGGTTCCTACACCAACAGCATCGGCCATAGCCTGCATAGCCATTGGAAGAGATTCTCCAAGTTGCTGTCTAAGTTCCTCTGCGGTAATACGCCCTTTTGCTATCATTTGTTGTAACGCTTGGAAAACAAGACTAGTTCTTTCAGTGCTTAAACCTAAAACAGCAGATGCCTCTGCTATAGCAATAAATAAATTCCTTACTCCTTCTCCTTCTAATGTAGTCCCTTTGGCAGCAGCAGACATATTTTTAAACTGCTCAATGGCTACAGAAGTCGATATTCCTAACCTATCAGTTTCTTCAACTAAAAAAGCAAATGCTTGTGCGCCTTTTTCAGCAGACCCAGTAGCAAAATCAAGACCACGACGTAATGAGTCAACTTCGGCTACCATCTTGGCTAGTGATAAAGTAGCCCATGAGCCAGCAGCTGAGATGCCTGCTATAGATGCAGAAACTTTTGCAGCAGACTTAACTACATTTCCAAAGCTAGAAGCCATGCTCCTAGATGTCTGGCTAAACCTTCTCTGAGTTGACTTAAGACTATCTTGGACACGATTCATCCCAGAATGAAACCCTTTGGCATCAATGTTAAATACAGCAGTAAGTCTATCGATTATCATTTATAATAGCCTTTCCGAAACATTTACCCCTTTTTTTTCGTCGCTATCCTCATAAAGAAATCTTTTATTTTCTTTGCACGTTCATCTGACGATAACGTTTCATTATGCTTGGGCACATCTACGCCAATAGTAAACTTAGAAATTCCATATTTGTCTCCGCGAGCTGCTTTAGGATTGACTTGCAGCAATCCTATATTCGCTACAGTTGAAGCAGTGCACGCATGCCTAAGGCCTTCTATCGTGCTGCCCCACGGCTCAATATTATAATAAGCCAACCACTCTACTATCTCACTGGAACTGACCCGATCAGAAAGCTCACTTACTGTACAGCCTAAAGCAAGTGCAAGTCTAAATAAGAATAACCTGAACGGATCTTGTCTCAGTTTACCGATGCAGTTCCTACATCAGCCTTACCTAAGTTATTGACTTCTATACATTTTTCAAAAATTCTATAAACTACTTTTGAGTCTTTATCTAAAAGCGTTGAAATGTCATCCTTATCAAACATGTCTTTGCCTGTAGAGTCTTTAAGGCAGATACGTAATAAAAACATAATCTTTTCTTGCTGAACCACAATATCATCAACTTTAGATTTTGGCCCTTTGCCCTTAGTGCCAACAACCCCTTCAAGAGACATACGTTCTCTTAATGACATCACATATATACGGAGACTTCCTCCCCATTCAGGCACTTCCATATCAACATATTCACGGTCGTTAATATTAAGGATATCCTTCTTGGATAAAATCACTTTCTATTTCCTCATAATATTTATGGGGCACCTACAAAAGTTACGCCATCTTCGTTAATCGCCAAAGTCATAGTTGCTCGTAAAACATTAGTTATTTCTAAATTCATTTCTATATTAGAAATTAATGCCCCAAAGGTAAACGACCCACTCGAAGGCAAAGCCACTTCAAAATAGACTAATGATCTTGCGTCTTTTAGAGCCCAAAGATTACTAAACTCAAGCTCAATATAAATTACATCTAACGTAAGATCTGTAACCGACTTTAGTACAGCTGCTCTCTCGTGGCCAAGACTAGCGCCATAGCTAGTAACATCCTCAAGATCCCATCCATCCATAAGACCAGCGACATCGGTCAATTCAGCAAAATCCACAAATCCAGCCCCGCCATCATACGACACTGTAGTTGTCTTTACAGCAATTGCATTGCTCATGATAACCCTCTATAGTTATATCGTTGTAATTATTCCAAAAGAGGAGGTTGTTGAAACACATCCTCCATTCAAACTGTTTTTAGTCTCTGTTAAAACTGAACTAGCGCTAGAAGTCTGGCTTACTCTACCTATTATCCTAGCTGAAAACACAGGATGCTGAGAATATGTAGTCATCATAGTCTTGAAGGTTTCACCGGCCATTACTCTCATAGTATCGTCGAAACCAAGATCCTCCGGACCATTTGCATTGTCTATTAAAACATATCTCCTAGTCTCAACAACAACTCCTACTTTTCCATGCAAAACATTATGCACTTGCGCTACCCTGTCCCATACAGAGAGTAACCCGCCTGCCTCACCCCTTACTATAACTTGAACTTTAGGATATGAATAATCAAGATTTACAGACGACGCTTCATCCGAACCAGTTACAGTTAAATATATAATCTCATCAGGTTTCGGAGGAATATCCGGAGTCGCAAAAATGTTAGTACCAATAGTACCTACATTTCCACGTTCAAGAATAATAGCTAGATCCCTAGCTGCATTCACCATCACCATCTTAGATATTCCTTAATGTTTTACGTAAAATAGTAGCAACATTTCTCTTTGTTTTAGCTTTTGATGATTGAATAGCATACTCCAAGAACTTTGCTCTGCCAGTAGGATGCTTAACCCATGTCTTTTCATGGACATATGTAGCATAATTAGCGCTATTCCAAACTTCACCACTAACTCCATCTGGGGTGGCTTTAGTCTTCTTTGTATGATGTGAAGCTCTCAAGTTTCCTGTATCTACTGGAGTATTAGCCATAGACTCATTTCTTACATTCAACAATGTTACAGCCATAGACGCATCATAAGCTTTGACTAAATCAGTATCAGTCAGCTTTTGCATCTTTCTGATCAGCCTGTCTATTCCTTTAATAACTACTTTAGCCATAATTTCACAAACGGTTCAGAACTGTTTACAAGAGACTCTATTGACGCAACATCCAGTATCTGACGAGCGTATTCTGCTGAGTGGTTAAAGCCAAGAGAATCAACTATAATAGGCACAGCTACAGGCGGAGAAGCTAGATCTCCTAAGTCATATAACGTACCTTTCATAATATAACCTCCAGCAACTACATATTGATAGTTGGTCCATACTACGACTTCTGATACAATCTCTGCACCAGCTTTGTCATAACGAATAGCTCTACCACTATGTCTCCACCGTGTATCGATTTCCGTTGGGAATCCCCACACATAAGCACCGTATCCGTCTCGTTCTGGCGGATTCCAATACAACGACTTTTGTTTTAACTGCCTATCAATCCAACTCATTAAACTGGATCCAACGAAAATAGTCTAGGTTGTTTTTGTCCAAGTTGTCCAAGAGTATTAGAAACGTCTAACGCTACAGCAGTAGCGCCCCACTTAGTCGATGTAAAGGAAGCAAAAGACTCTTGGGGGCTACCGACCTCATATGTAACGGAAGCATCACCAATCTTCTCAGATTTTATCATTACTGTTTTATCACGCAAAGCTATAAAATGTGCAGCAAGATACATAGTTATCTCAACTCTAATCTCAGCAGCTAAAACAGCAGTTGTTAAATAGTTTGCGACTACTGTTACAGCTGTAGAAATTGCTCCTTCTATTTGAGAGTCACTAAGCTCTGTGTCAATAATATTTTTAACTTGGGTAGTGCTTACATCAGCCATATTTTACCTATTATAAGTGTCCGTGTACAATAGCTAACTGATCGTCATAATCTGACATGAACAGCGGAACTTGCATAGCCATAGCTTTAAAGTTATGAGTCCACGTTGGTGCTGCTGGCGACGTCCAGTCTACTACAGTTGGTTCAATTCCTTCAATTAATTTAACAGTAGTAGGATTCATCTCAACAAGCACTACATTGTCATTAGCTAAGTTTTTAGAAATCTTTATGTCCCTAAGTTCAGGGATCTGCATAAGACGTGTGCGGACAGAGCCATTGACAGGATAATCATTAGAGCCAACAGTGTAATCTTTTTCTAAGGCTACTGCATACTGCGAAGGTATGTAGAGAACCCACGGTCCGAAATGATTTATATCCCTACTGTCCTGACACATTTCGTTTACATCTTTAAAGATCAAGTCTGGTTCTTGTGTCGTCCAAGTAATAGGAATTGTATGCTCGATTCTATTAGGATGGGTAGTGTACCCATAAGAAGTATATCCGCCAGCTGTGTAAGAGCCATTAAATAAATGGTCCTCTATTTTGTACATCAGCCTGTAAAGCGCTTCTTCTGACAAAATACCTTGCAGAGGAATACCATCTCTAAGAGCCATCGCTACTTGCTTTGTGTTAACTGGAAAGTCTTTTACAGTTACTGGCAAAGGCACGCTGATTGGTTTAAAATCAATAGTATCAGATACACCTCTGTTATCTGGAGTCATAGCCATTGTAGCATCTGTCATTCCAGAAGTTGCATACATCGTAAACACGGAAGCTCCAAGTCCATTAAAAGGTATACTAACACCTGGAGTAGCTTTTAAATCCGCTGTTCCTACAAGTTCACTTTTAGCGATACGAATTGTCATATCATCTATATATTCCCAAGCTGATCTGGGTAAAGACTCAAAAGTTCTGTATTCTGCTAGGTTAATTCCTTGTGCCATAGCAGAGATTACCTCTGTCCCAGTGCTATCAGGAGTTATTCTTGCACCGTTACTCATTTAACTCTCCTCTTTATCGTATTTCTATCTTAATTCTAGCAGTAGCCACTGCGTTTACTGCCTCTAGCGCTACGCCTACTATTGCTGACGGAACTGTTAGCGGGCCAGCATATGCTTCAAGATTGCCATTGCCTGCGCTAACAAGAAATTCACCAACAGCTACGTTTTCGCCAATGTTAAGCCATGCCCAAACAACATCGCCGGGCCTAGCATATATCATGTACACCTTAGCTCCTACAGCATAAGGCACATTTACTGCTTCAACAAAAGAGCCAGTTAGTGAAGCTCCACCTGTCATTTTATCCTCAACAGCAAACAGCGTGCCAGTTGACCCGCCAGCTACATCATGAGAAACTACAGTCGTTGCAGCGTTACGGAGCAAAAGGTTACCAGGTATAATCTCAGCGGTTGCCACAATTGACTCTAACTCAATAGCAGGACTCCCACATACAGCTATTTTAACAGTATTACTCATTATTATTTCTCCTTAACTCCTTATTCGGCAAAGTTAATCTTTCTAATTGGCATATATCTTTCTTTTGCTACTGATTCAGAAAAACCGTTTACACTAAAATCAACAACGCCATCATTCTTTTTAGCTACATCTTCATTCTTAGCATTAGCAGAGAGCATTTCGTCTGCCTTTACTCTATACTTATCAGCTACTCTAGTCGTCGCGACTATAGCTTCAAGATCAGAAGAACTCGTTCCTTCTAAGAATTTAGAACAAAAAGTTACTTCTTTGAAGTCAAGAATCTCTTTAGTCATTTCGTTTCTTCTAGCATTAGTTGAAAGAACTGCGTCCATTAGAAAACTTCTATATTCCTCAGGTGCACTTCTAACAAAAGACTCCAAAGAGCTTTCTGCTTTACTAGAATTAATTACATCTTTTACTTTATCCATATTCTCTCCTTTATCAGAGACTACTACATGCACTGACTTGTCACATGCAGCGGTTGAGGTACTTGTTTCAAATTCTGACGCTAATGAACCTTTAGCCATATTTATAGCAGACTCTTTAGCGCTATCAGGAATTGATTTAACGACTTTCTTTGGCATACTTGCTCCTTTATCAACTTCTTTTGGCAACCCATATTCATTAGCTCTTATACCACATCCATCATTCCAGCTGCATGCACCTTTTACATCTGGCAAAACAGCCAAATGGTCACCAACTATATTAATAAATTGTTTTGTATACTTCACTCCGTTTGAAACTCCATCACTTGCTATAAGCTCACCACAAGCGCCTATGCTAAGGTCTACTTGTTCATAAGCCTTAACTTTAGAAACTAACTCATTTCCACGTTCGCTAGATATCCAAAGGTCAGCTACTAATCGCTTTTTATCTGGCTCAAACTTAGTGTTAAAAACATATCCAAGCCAATGATTGTTAAACACATCGGGCACATTAAAACTACTGTTCTCGTCTGGATGCATTAACGAAATACCTCTTCCATTCCAAGAGTTTATGCTTTTCTCTAATTCATCAGAAGAAAAGTATAAAGCGACTCTATCATCGCGACTCTGAATAGATGGGTAATAAGCACCTTCTACCATCATAACAGCAGGAAGTACAAAAAAGTCAGTACCTAACAATTCTCTAGTACGAATCTTTGTGCCTATATCATCATAAAAATCGCACTTAAATGTTATTTTGCCGTATTCCATGCCTATTCCTTCATTGCTAATTCTATTTTAGCAAATGCTAACCTTCCTTCGTAGTTTGACAATAAACATCAACATCAACATAGTCTGGCTCAGATACTTTTTTAAAGTTATTGTACCATCCATCTATAGTTCTTTGGCCATCATTTTTTATAAGTCCAGCATAAACAAAAGCATCGAATACAAACTTAACAGCAACTGCTATATTGTCAGGATCACGTCTTCTGTTAGCCACACACCAAGTGAACACTGCGTATATCTTATAGCAATCAAAGGGAATTCTCGTTTGTTCTAATACGTCTATTACCTCTCTAGTATATCTTTTTTTTAATCTAGCATAAGCCATGCCATTTCCACCTTTTTTAGCACAAGCTATTATCTCGTTCATCGATGGAAACTTCGTGTTTACCCTAAAAGAAAACTTATCATTATAGCTATCGCCGATACTCATAACTGCCCGAGGCCTTTCCATACAGTATCCTTGCCTTGTTTTGCTATTTCTCTACCTACAGATAATTCTATTCTCTTTTTGTCTACAGACGACACTTCACCAGCCAGAATCGCTTTAATATCTATACCAGATGGTTTTATAGCTGGAAGAGCAGCACACCTACACTGCGGATGCAATGGAATAAGTGGCTCTATCTCATCAAGCTCCCATAATTTACCAGTTCTATTAAAGTCTAAGTCTCTGCAGCTCTGGCACACTCTACTATCTCTAGCGGTAGTCCACTCGGCCATAACTTTTACACCTTCTATGCCATAATCCCTATATTCCTGAATAGAAGCTAAATGATGCGCCCTTATCACCTCTGACCTAGCTAACAAGATAGATCTATGCAGACCTATTTTTGTGACTCTATTGTTTATGTTCTTGGCAATAATCGATGGATGTTCACCAAGAATAAGCCCGTCTGCCAAAGCACGACTAATCTCAGCATCCATAGCTGCTGTTATACCTTTTAAATCTGTATAAGCTCTACTGTACACAGTCTTTACTCTGTCTAAGCTAACAGGACTCGTCATTTTCTCATCTACAGCATCCATAGAAGCGTCAATGTCTCTTCTAGTTTTGCCTATAGAATCAAGGACTTCGCTATCTCGTACAATGTTTCGACGTGCCCACGCTATTCCTTTTCTGTACGCAGCTTGTATGTACAAATTCTGCCACAAAGGAGGTTGCCCTAAATCTCCTATTGGCCCCCCGACTATTTGGAAGAGTGCTTGTTCTTCCACCTTGTTTAACCAAGCCATAAAGCGGGACATTTTCTCATCATTAGTGTTAAACCTAAAAGCTTGCCTGCCTATTGGACTTAGACCATTCTTCCAACTAGTCGGAATATCGAAATCCTGTGCAACAAAAACGTTAGGCGCAGAGCGTAACCCAAAACAATCATTAACAACTATACTCTGCCGTATTAGGCTTCTTATATAAAAAAATCTCTTTCTAAACTGAGTAACATATGCAGCTCTAAGCGTTATGGTACTCGTTGGGTCTTTACTATCGTTACTCATCTATCCCCTCTTCTGCCAAAGAACCTTCTGTTATACTTTTGGCTTCATTAAGGGCTTGTTCGTCCAATTTGAGAATGTACTTCAAGAACACTTCGGGCGGTATTACATCCTTTATCATTACTGCATCATCGTACAGTTTAATAGCAGCAGAATATGTTCTAGCAACATCTGCTTTGTCTTTTTCTGAAACAATAATTAAAGGATCCCATAGTATTGTATAATCTCCAGGATCTGGCAATGCGCCATAAGTTATTAATCTATCAATCAATGGAGTTAGTATTAACTTCTTAGCTACCTCATCTCTCCGTTCTTCTATAAAAGATAACCATGCTCGTTCATCTTGGTCAGATGCTAATTGTCCTCGCTCAGAACCAATTAAGATACGAACTGGAATCCTAGTAGCAGAACTTATAAGCTGAATCTGTACATCCACATGCTCTTTTGGTGATACGACTTGTGGAGCTAAAGACTGTATTTTCAAATCTTCTGCATACAGCCATCTATTTAGATTATTAACAAATCCTGATACTGCTTCTTTGAATTGGTCTATTTGTTCCTGTGTAGCTAGCACATTTCCACTACTGCTTGCAGCATAGCCAGGCCTTGCGCCACGCCAATACATTTCAGGTGATCCGCCAGCTAATTTTTCAAGCCCTAAAAGTCTGTTATATATAGGTTGAAGTGCAGGTATCCCATAATACCTACTTTCTACTATATTTTCAGCTACATGTAGAATGCGACTAGCGTTGACAATACGAGTTGCAGCTTCACCCTCTTCTATATTCAGAGTCACTCTATAAGTAAGAGGAGTTCCATAAGTTTTTTTAGATGAGTTTTTCTCCCAAGTTAAGATAGTAGCTTGAGGTTCTGCGAGAGGAGTAACGTACATGAGCTCACTACCTTGACGAACTTCATTTTGTAACTCGGTAGTATCGTTAAACCCTAAAAATAATGTAGAATATCTTCCTAGTCTAGCTAATAAATCTAACCTTGAACAGTTAGAGTATAAATCAACAGTTGAAACAAGATTAGACCAAGTTTCTTCAAAGGAATCATCTTCTAGAGAGAAAATTTTAGGATCATCTTTCCATGTTAAGCCGACAGGCGACTTAATAACTCTGTTAGCTATATCCTGCCTTTCATACCTAGCTAGGTAGTCACGGTAGTATATTGAATCAGTGACTGGGTAAGATAATGCCTTTTCTATTGACTCAAAGCCAGTACCTTCCCAATAAGCAGACCTGCTACGCAATTGGCTCATCAAATCTGACGCTTGCGCTACTATACTAATTAATTCTTTATCGTTTGTTTTGTCCATTATCTGCCACCTACCGCAAACAATCTACGCCTGCTGTGGTATTCTACCAACCAAATCGCTATTCCCATTGACATAACTATATCGTCATTTACACCATAGGCACCACCATATGTACTAGAAACTGACATAGAATTATTCCTAATTTTTAATTGGAAGCTCAAAAATTCTTGTGTCAATGTTCTCAGCAAAGGTAAATCATGTGCTATTGCTATCCGCTTATTTTGCAATACAAGTTGTAAATAAGTGACTATATCTTTTTTGGGAACATTTACCTCTGTTTTAGTAACCCAGTTTGTCTTAGCCCCTCCGGTAATGCTAAGGGCAACAGGGTTCAAATGTTTCTGTCTAAATAAATCAACAACTGGCCGTCCAACGCCAGTGTAATCAACGATTAAAGTATAGTTCAAAGATAAGTTATACTTGCTAATAATGTCAATAACTTCATCCACAATATCAACGTAACTTGTTTTTAAATTAAACCTTGCCAAGTAAGGCATCTCATAAATTGGCCTGTTGCTACTATTGAACTTAACATTGAACACGCTCAATACTGAGTAGTCATTTTGCTGCCCCAAATCAAGCCCCAGTATGTACCTAACTTGACTTGGACGAGAAAGACTCATAAGGAGACAGAGACAGATGCTGCCTTTTTCCTAGCCTCAAACAGACTGTCATGAGACAAAAGGTTAACCCCTTTTACCCTCTCGTAATAACTGAGAGCTTTAATCTTCTTCTCAAAGTCTCCAAAGCTTCCGTTCAATTTCCTTTTTAAGTTTATCCCATAGTAAAAGCTACGATCAGTACAAGCATACTCAAAAGCCAAATTGACGATCCTCATATGATATGCGTCCACAACTTCCTCACTTTATATCAAATACTATTTTTTTGCAACTTGTCGTAAACAAGAAACAATTATGCCCAGCAAAACAGCTTACTATCTACAGCGTCGACTAAAGAATCATATGAAAAGAGTTGGTTCTCAGCATCGACAAACTCACAGAAATATTCTTGCTTAACCCACCAATCCCCAACTTCTTCAACCTCATTCCTTATAAACTCATCACTTATTCTAGGGCATTGGTAAGCAGTAATCTTGACTCTATACCAATCGCTAGTCCCTTTCCACGAGTTGTAAAACCAACCCCTTTTGCCATAAGGCGTAGTCATGGCGATGATATTCCCCTTTGACACTGCAAGCATGGGCCGGACAGCGCTATATAAATCATCTGGAACTTGAGAAGCCTCATCTATAATCAAATAAGATACTTTAGAATACGCCCTAACTGTTTCCTGTCTGCCGGGTAAAGATAAAATACGACTACCGTTACTCAAGTTCAAGCTTCTCTGCGTCTCATGCTCCATCCCAACCAAACCGTTATTGGTAACGTAAGAAATCCCACCTTTAACTTTCCTGAAAAGCTCCTCTGATTGCCTAAAAGATCTAGAGATAATCAATATCAACGAGTCCGGATAGAACACAGCATAATACAACGCTAGAACAGCACTTACAGTAGACTTTCCAGCTTGTCGTGAACACAGCAATAGAACCTTGCTAGGGGCATCTCTTAATAACTTCTTTTGCCAATCATCTGGTTCTATTCCAAATACTTTCTCCATAAATAGAGCTGGATCTAAAGCCAAGCTCATTCCGTCCCTAGCATTTGCAGGGTTCATAACAACTTTTGTCCTGTAACTCTTTGATACAACTCTATAATATAAACCTTTGCTTCAAACGGAGTAGTCTCAGAGCTAAGATCTTCTCCTCGAGGGAATCGTGGATCATTAATCACATGCTCGAAAGCCATAGAAACTCTTTTATCGTACGAAAACATTCTGCCTTCAGCAGGATCCATAGGATCTTGCAAATACCCTGCAGAAACTAATAAGTCTTCCACAGGGACTGAATAATATCTAGAAAGTTTTCTAAGTTTTTCAGGCACAGGAATTCTTTTGTTTGATGAATGCTCCAATGACCACAGGTACTGGCAGCTCATATCAGTTGCTTTACCTGCTGTCCTGAGCGATACGCCTTTTCGTTCTCTTAGTAGTTTTAGTCTATCTCCAAAATGCATACTGTTTATTCCTCATTAAAACTTAATGATAGCTCCTCGTCCTTCTGCACATCTCCACCTCCAAGCAGTGTCGAACCCTCTATAACAAGCGCTTCCTTGCCAATAAAATTCCTTCTTCTTAATGTCCATGCCTACCTCAATATCCGTTTTAGCAAAAACCAAATTTAAAGGCAGATGAGCCGAAAGGTTCTTTTCATTAATACGGCAACATAAGACATCTGCAACAATCGCTCTTATGCAAAAGTCATACCCACTAGCTATTTCAACATAACTTATTCCAATAACAGAGGGAATGATCCAATATATTCCATTAACAGGATGTGCCTCACTTGCATAAGCAGTAATTAAAGCATGTTCAGTTCCTACAAAAGAAGAACTTACACGAGGCGGAAGTGAAGCAATGTCTGCAACATCACCCCTGCCAGTTGCCCACTTACTCTTAATATGGGCCTCGCTAGTAATTGCCTTTTCTGGAGCTAACTCGTACTTTATAGTTCTGCTATTATCTTGTTCTAGTTTATGCATATCATATTGTTTATGCATATCATAAACGATACTAGGCTGCCCTGTCTCTCTACTCTTAACAACTCTACGCTCTTCTTTTTTCATATGCACTCTCCTTGTCATTCTGTGTAATTTTCAACATTGCTTTTGCCACTTCTATCTTAGCTTCCTTATATGGCGAAAGGGCTTTAAGGATCTCCCTTCTAAGTATTCCAACATCGTCCTTTTTAGATGTTCTATTCTGATAATCCACCAGCTCTTCTGACGCTTTAAAAAAAAGATCTAAGCACCGTAAAGCCTGTCTGTTTGCAACAATAGCAGTATGGTACTTCTTCTCTTTCTCGCACGAAGCCATAATGTTAACTACACGTAAGTACAAATACTTAATCTGTGCAGCTATGTCCTCTATAGGCGGGACTGATGCATGTAGAACTGGCGAGTTCTCAACATCTGGCATCGACTCAAAGCTAATCTCCCCCAAAGACTTTGCAACCTCTTGAGCAAGATGATTTAACTTATGCCTAGATATTGCTCCTACAGAAATTCCAGTAACCTTAGAGATTCCTCTAAACGGTCTTCCTTCTAAGATAGCATTATCTATAGCTCTCCTGTCTTTGTGCCTGCAGACATGGCATTGAGTTTTTGTGTATTTACTAAACGGCATAGAAAAGTCCCAAATCCCCATAAAAAATTGATTTTTAACGATAAATAGCACACATCCCACAGCGAACTCTGCAGATGCCACGCCAATTCAAGTAGACATAATACTTAACAACTTGCTTCTATGTAAAATTACTTGACATCATTGTCAACTAATACTAACGTCGCCTCACATTGATTAATCCCTAGGGCATTTAGCTATTTTAACTAATGAATTAAGCCCAAAGCCAGAAGTACATAGCTAGATGCCCTAACCAACACACGTAAATAACAGGTGCACAGTGGCAAGTTTAAACAAAGTTACGTTAATAGGCAGACTTGGTAAAGACCCTGAAATAAAAACCATATCAAACGAATCCTCTGTAGCACGTTTCACAATAGCAACTAGCGAAAAATGGACCGACAAGCATAACGAAAAGAAAGAACAAACTGATTGGCACCTAATAGTTACATGGAACAACTTAGCCAGTTACTGCTCCAACTATCTAAACAAAGGAGACCAAGTCTATTTAGAAGGTAAAATTAGAACTCGTTCATGGGAACAAGACGGAACCACTAAATATATAACAGAAATCATAGCTTCAAGTATCCAAAAACTTACAACTAAAAAACAATCGCTACCATTATCTGGAGATCTTGGGTCATCTTATTCCACAGATACACCTTTCTAATTTGCGGCTGCTACCCAAAAGGATTCTATCTCAGAGGCTCTAACAAACAGAGAGCTATGCCATCTGCCTCCATACCCATTCCATTCTTTATCGTAGTCAGAGTTTTGGTATGCCTCTGTAGCTTGTTCCAACATAGAGTGGTCATAAACATAAGCCTCGATAAGCTCTAAGAACGCATCCTCTGATGAACAAACTCTCTCTATAAAAGACTTACGAATAACTAAGTACATTCCTTCTATAAACAACCCAGTTTTCATATAAAGCTCTACCCGAACCTTTTTTTCTCCCATGTGCATCCTCCGCCTCCTCTTCTATCACTTGCTCCTATTATTCTCCACCGTTGTCTGGATAACCAAACATCCATCTTACCCAACCCCTTTCGTCGTCTATCGGACCTCCAAATTGAGGTTCTTCTTGAAACTCGATGGGCCAATATGGACCGACAACCGCTACTGTTTTACCTCCATACACAGGCCTGATTGCGTGCATAGCTGTGTAGAGTTCTTTCGGCCCTTCTATCAGCTGATGTGCAAGCCGTTCGTCTGGATCTGTTGGGAACAGATAGTGAGCCCTGTCAAAAGACTTCGCCATGTCTATTTCAGGAGCGTCATAACAAAGAGCAACGCTATGATCTGTATATTCTTTAGAGTATGAAGGGATGCTCCAATAAGGTATAAAGGTTGGATGGATCTTCACTCCTTCTAGGCTGGTTTTATTCTGCCAGAAAGCTACGGCTTCCTTTACTTCTTCTAAAAGTTCTGGACGTGTTATAACTAAAAACTTATTGTTATCGTCAAAGTACCATTTGATGTGAATCTCAAGGGTTTCATAGATGTCTTCCCGTATTGTCGGCATGCTGACTCCTTAGAATTGTTTATTCTCCTATTATTCACCACCAAATGAACAGTAATCCTTACGATCACCGGTAGGCTGTATAGCCTTTTCCTCAACATCAACAACATCAACCTCGAACTTATTAAACGCAAGCATCCCAGAAACTATCAAGCACATCCCAACTAAATGGAACCATCTAAAGACTTCTCCTAAAAACACAATGGCTAAGATAGAAGCAAACACTGGTAATAAATTAATAAATATCCCTGTCCTCTTAGCTCCGATTGTAGAAACCCCCCTCATCCAACAAAAGTACGCCACTATAGCGGGGAAGATTGCTGCATACATAATTCTAGAAACAACGTTAAGAGTTACATCAAATCCTCCTCCAACAAAAACTTCAAAGGCATGAGCAGGTAGCAATACTAAAGCTCCAAGCCCTGATAACACGCTAAGCATACTCAATGGAGAAAGCTTAGGAGCCTTTTTTTGAAGAAGAGCTGAGTACATTCCAAACATCAATGTGGCTATAAGCATCAAAAGATCGCCAAGCACAAAAGTAACTCCAAAAATATTAGATAACTTTCCTTGTAAAACAACAAAACAAACTCCTAGACAACAAACAGCTAGACATGATCCTTGCAATACAGAAGTCTTTTCTTTGTAAAGAATATAGCAGCTTATAGCTATCGCAACAGGCATAGCCGTCTGAATCAACGCAACGTTAATAGCCGTAGTTGTTTGCACAGCTGTATAAATCAACGAAATAAATACTGAAATACCTAAAATAGAAAGTAAAAACAGAAGCTTCCACGTTCGTTTTATCTCATCTAAATCTCTTCTAATATGAGAAAAAGCAAAAGGTAATAAAACTAGAAAGGCTACAAACCATCTCCAAAAAGCCAAACTAAACGGAGGGATTATTCCTACAACTCCACGAGCTAGAACTACATCAGTAGCCCAGCATAATGGAGTAATGGCAACCAAAAGGTAATCTGTTACTTTGATATTAGTTTGCATCTCTTAATCCTCAACCTCTTACTCGTTATAATATGGCAGTCTGAACATGCCCATTTTCTATCTCCGCTTGAAGTTCGGCTAGACGTTTGGCTATTTCTGCCTTATCTCTTGCTTCCTTTTGTGCTTTAAGCTCATCATACGTTGGTCTGCTATGGCCACACTGATGAGTATACGAATAAGAAACAGACGGTTGCCAAACGATCCAAAAGAAACCTAAGAAAAGTAAGAACTGGAACATAAATAACTTTTTCATATCTATACTCCTTTGCGTTTAAAAATTCCAATAGACAGAAGTCCCATCTTTAGGCTGGCGCTATAGCCACCATCTTGACGTCCTATGCCCTGAGATGCCGGGGTCAAGCAAATCCTGAAAAGTTGTATCTTCTCGCGCAACTTCCCACGGTTCCATACCGATGTCGTAATTAGCTCGTCGTTCTTTTTCTTCTTCTATCTTTCTAACAAACTCCTGCTTATTGTCATATATTCTGTTAGTCGCAAGCCCTGCAATAGGGTCAGAAGCACTTACAAAAAGAGCGCCTCCAGCGTCTACTATAATAGGCTTCGGCTGCAGCGGAGGAGCGCCAAAAGCATCAAAGCCTGAACGAACTAGAGTTGGAACATCAACCCCTGAATAAACTAGATTGGGATTTTTAATGTAGCCAAGATCTTTAGTACCAAGATAACCATCTGTCTGTGTATCTGTACTACCGTCTAGTGTCCTAGGATCTTTATTATCGGCTGCTGATAGAGGAACTGGATTTATGCAACACGTTTTTGATGAAGTTATGCAACAGTTTTCTACTATTGCAGATAAACCATCTCCTGCGACTTGGCCTACTCCGGGTTTTGTGCTCCCCTCGGAGCTTACTGCTGAAAATATAAGCGCTATCGCTACAAGCCAAACTACGCCTAATGATACAAATATTATTGACTTCACTATACCTCCAAATAAAGGTTATTGTTAATTTCACTTAAATACTAACTAATTATGCAAAGCTTGTCAACAAAAAATTACAAAACTAAACAAAACAACCATTTATATTGACACCAGACAAGGATTAGAGTAGCGTACTCGTCTATTAGAGTTCCTCGATGGCCGAGAGGTCATATGCCCGACAGAAAACTCGTTTTAGCTTCACCCAACACCTGATTCTAAAACGGGTTAACTGTTGTAAAGTAATAATAAAATTAGAAAAGTGCTTGAAATCTTATTAATAAAGTATTACACTCCACGTACATTTTGAAGATCGGTAAGCCTTTTTGTCAAGCGAAACCCCTGCCTGCCCGCACAGCTTTTGGGGTTTTGCTTTTTTTAGCTTTAAACTCTCCGAACTCTACCCCTGCCAATCAGATAAAAGCATCTTTAAGGCAAAAACAAATCCCGGTTTTACATAGCATTACTCCCTTTGGTTCTTTAACCCGCAGTTAGAAGGTTTCATCCCCTATATATATACAAGGCCGGTAGGCCGCAGTGCTTTTAGGACCTTTTTTTTGCGTTAGTTTTTTTTAGGTCTGTTCTTAGGTCTGTTCTTAAGGTCTAGGTCTTAAGGTCTAGATCTTAAGATCTTATAGACCTTAAGATCTAGGTGTAGATATTTTTAACATTAGGAGGGAGCAAGTAGCACCTTTGTTTTTCCATACTTTAAGGATGCTCTTAGGGCTTGTTGTGGATGCTCATAGGTACTCATAAGGTACTTTGTGTGCAATAAGTGTGCTGGAAGTATGCAGGAAGTGGGTAAGAAGTGTGTTACTTACGGGTAACTTATGGGTGCTTAATAGATACTTAATAGATAACTTACGGGTGCTTAGTGGGTAACAAGTGTGCAACAAGTGGGCAACAAGTGTGGAACTTATGGGTAACTTACGGGTGACTTACGGTACTAGCTTGGTTGTCTGTATCCTATAAATAGAAAATCCCACAGAGTCTAGCCTTTTACTCCATGGGATTTCTTCTAACGTGCTGCTCCTAACCAATACAAACCAAACGCATAAAAACCTGTCTAAACTAGTCTAACTCTATCTAACACGAATAACTTTAAATCAAGATAGCTATAGAACAAACATATCACGTATGCAACAAAAATCTTCACTTATATGTAATTTTTATAATAACTTTTGTAAAAAATGCTTGACAGCTAATGATGCTGATGGTACTGTGTGCATAACTGAGAAAGCGAAAGACATACCTAAGCATCTCATAACATACTATATTTAAAGGCAGAAATCATGCAAAGATATTTGGTGAATGAAAAAGAAGCAGCAGCTATGCTAAACGTTTCACTGTCTACGCTTAGAAGATGGCGTAGCGGAGGAACACGCCCTAACTATGTAAAGCTAGGCAGATGCATCAGGTATTCTGTAGCCGAGATAAATTCGATAATAGAAGCGAAAACTACTAAATGGACTTTAATATAAGTTAAAGAAACAAAAAAGGTAGGGGCATATGGATCATAAAATTTACTCTATTGGAGCATCACTTTTCATACAAAGTAGATATTTAGTAAAAGGGACCTTTTTTCCTGTAGCTAATGAAACCTCTAAGCATATATCTGAAAAAGAATTCAAAAACGCAATAGATCCTAAAAGAAACTCGTATGTTGAATTACATATAGCTACCATAGCTGTAGTAGAAGGAGAAAATGTAAAATCCTTTATATACGATGGAGGAATGGAGCGAAAAATAAACGGCACAGTAGAAAAGATTTTCGATAACCTTCTTGTAGCAACCTCTGAAATAGTAGCAGTTAACTGGAAGACATATGCAACAGATTCAGTACAAAAAGGAGAAATTTAATGGACCAAACAGACAGGAGATTTGCGGGCAGCCGTGTAGAATTGTTCATGAAAAACGGTTTATTTATAATGGGGGAATACACACTAGGAAAGAATGTTACAGTAGATAGAACATTCTTTAAAGCTAGGGTAGATGACCCTAAAAAAATGGCTTCAGGAACAGCTCATAAACTATTTATTGAGAACCTAAACACAGCCAAAATGCATATTCTAGAACTTCGCATGGTTTCTGTATGGAGATTCGAAGCCTTAGACAAAGGTGGCGATGTTTTTGGGAAGACTTATGACCACCTACATATTGCAACATCTGAAATTACTGCTGCTTGGGCTTCTTTCGCAGATACGGAAGAGCCAGTGTTGTTGGAGAAAAAGAAAGAGAATAAGACTAATAAGTGGGTTGAAGGAATAAACAAACTAAAGGAAGTTACTAGAGTGCGTCCACCAAAAGACTGGGCATAAACCAATATGAGGATTATATAATGAGACCAACCGTTACGCCATCATTAGGAGAGAACTTTAACGGAAAGTATTGTTTTGTAAAAGTAACACTATTCTTTAACACAGCCTTAGTTATTGAAGGAATATTTAAAGGAACAATTTATGATATAAAACAAACTGGATGGAGGAACGAGGAGGTTGCCTTGACAATGTTTTTTAATGCTTATGAAGCAAAAAAGATAGTATCTATTTATACCGCTATGTTACGCAAAAACGACAAGATTTACAAAGCCCCCAAAGTTTATGTAGATTTAAATGAAGTGATAACTGTAATCCCAGAAGCAATTAGAGTACATCGTGCTTAACAGATTAAATTAAAGAGGCTAATGCTTACTAACTAGGAGGCAAAGAATGAACAGCGGGACTGTTAGTGTTAAAATTAAAATAGAGATCTTAATGAAAAGCAAACGCACAATCTCAGGAGATTATACTACAGGAGTCCCGACATCAACTCCTGATATAGACAAAATTGGAATAGGGATGAAAAAACTAAGAACAGCTCTCACTAAAGGAGAAGCCATTAATTTATTCAACGTATCAGTTTTTGATTACGCACACAGAGATTTCCCGGCACCTCTCAGGTTCGGATTAGATACGGATGAAGACCTCGATTATAGATCGGTTATAGCGGGCTATACTCTTTCCGATAGCCAAGGGATGTTGGTTTCTCTAGCCGAAGCCGAAGTTATCAACCCTGTGGATTCAGAAATAGATAGAATTAACAAGGAGTCGGTCTAACTAACTAGGAGACAAAGAAATGAACGAATACGTTGGAAAGCTATCGGACGAAGATGCAGCTTACATACAACGCAGAAAGAATGAAGAAACTATTGTGGAAGAGAACATAATCCGCATTAAAGAAAGACAGAAGGACATAAAAAAGAAAGAAAAATACTACATAGCCAAGTTGAGTAAGCTAGAAGAAGACTTGGAACTAAGAAGACAATATCGCAAAATAGCAAGAAATGCCCTTCTAAGAGAAAAGCCAGAGGAGATAGCCTGAAATGGACTACTTATCAGTAACACAAGTCCTAGGTTTTTTCACAGACACAAGATGGTACACAGAGGAATCGAGGGTTAGGGGAAATAGCGTGCATGATTTTTGCAATCTACTTGTAACTAAAAACATAACGCTACAAGATGCTACTAAAAAATATTGTAACGACAATGTCCCATACAAAAGTTTTTATCAGAGCTTTATAAAATGGAGTGAAGTATGCGATCCGCTCCCCCTAGTTGCTGAGGAAAGGTTTGCAGATAAAAAGTTAGGGCTTACTGGAAAACCAGATTTTATAGGGACTATAAATGGCAAGAAAGGACTCGGCATAATTGACTTCAAAACATCTTCGCATAGTTATCCTCAATGGGATTTTCAAATAGCAGCATACGTGTATTTGGCGACTATATCTGGGTTGAAGATAGATTGGGGAGCAACACTATCGATACAGGAAAACGGAACAGCTTCAAGGCTAAAATATACG